TGCATCGCCTATACTGCTGTTATTGAGGTTGATGTTTATTGCTACCTTTGCCAATGCTGCCTGCAATGCCCCCATGATATTACTGGTTAGTTTATCTATGAGACCAGTCCAGTCAAACCCTCCTGGGAATGGATGATGTCCTCCTATATTCCCAGTGACACCCATATTGTTTCGCATGGTGCCAAAGTCAGAGGGGAAGGCAGGACTGCCAACATCCCAGATAGGTATGTGGTTATCTCTACCTGTTCTTAATTGGCGGGCTGTAGCTATTGGTCTACTGCCAGTCCATCCAGCTCCGTTGTATCTGAATCCTGTTAGAGCTGGTTCTCCAGATGTATAGGTAGGTATTTCTTGTCCACTAGCTTGCATCATAGCCAAGAGTCTAACCATCTGTGCTTGGTTCATGTTGGTTCTAAAGACGGGATGCCTTTCTGTCCCTTCTGCATTTTCTACTACTGAAGAGTCATAGTATTGTGCGCCTCCTAATGGGTTGCCCATTCCACCTATGGTACCAGACCCACCTCCAAAGGGTGGGAAGTTAATACCATTTACGTTGTTTCCTGTGTTGCTTTGATACTGAACATTGATGTTGTTGCCTTTTCCTACGATGTCTCCACCACTGACAATATTGGAAGATTGACTCCAGGACTGGGTTTGAGTTATACCATTGGCTGTTACAGTTGTTGACCCTTGGTTTGGATTACCTGTAGTTATCGAACCAGAACCATAAGGCCATCCGAAGGGTACACCCGTCCCTCCAGGGATTGTGGATACCCTACCCCTACCTCCAGCACCCACCTCTGTGCCTATATAACCGGAGCCGGAGAATCCGTTGAACTGTGTTGGGATACTTGTGTCTGTGGTAACTCTGGGTGATATCATAGAGTATGGTAATCCCATACCTGCTAACAACCCAGGATATATACCAGGTCCACCGGTACCACCGCCTGGGAAGGCACCAGGAGTATTATGAAACGGAAACCCTGGTGGGAATTCTATACCACCAATGACAGGCCCACCACCGGGACCAATGGGTGTATCAGGTCCGAAGGGAAACCCTGGTGGGAATTGTATACCACCAATGTTTGGACCTGTGCCTGTGCCCGGTGTACCGCCACCAGTACCGCCGGTACCAGTAGTAGGACCCGGAGCATTAGGTCCAACATACTGGGCTATCTGTGCCGGACTCATGTTTGTTCGAACTGCGCCATTAGCATCACGTTCATAGAAATAGGACTGTCCGTTTTCTTGGACCTGGATTCTAGTTGTACCTTGGCCTGAGCCTCCACCACCGCCTCCTCCTCCAGTTGTAGGAGTACCACCACTGCCGCCGGTACCAGTTCCTGGTGTTTGTCCACCAGTACCGCCTGTACCGCCACCTGTACCGCCGCCTGTACCGCCACCTGTACCGCCTGTACCGCCTGTGCCACCCGTCCCTGGTTGTGGTAATGCACCCTCCGGATAATAGGCTGTTATGTGATCGGCAATAAAGTCCTCAGCTTCATTTCTAGAATTGAAGTTGGCTGCTATGTTAATACCCGCAGAGTCTACCACTTTCCACTTACCCTCATAGCCCCTACTTGTCATCTCAGTGGCTTTCCAGGTCCTGGGATCCATGTTAGGGTTCTGCCATACAGGTGATGTGCCAGTAGTCCCATGACCTGGGGTCTGTACGTAGTCAGGTACTACATATCCGGTGGATGTTGAGTATTCACCCGGTCCTGGTTGTTGGTTGTCAAAGTCGAAGCCACCAGTACCACTAGTGCCGCCGCCGGTACCACCGCCAGTTCCACTAGTGCCGCCGCCAGAGCCTGGACTACCATTATCACCTGTTACGTTTAATGTACCTCCGCCTGTAGTGGGTATTTGGTAAGTTCCATTAGCCTTTGCCCTTTTATGAGCGTCGATATATGCTTGTGCTTCTGCTCGGGTGTTGAATCTGATAGCTATGTTTTTGCCTTCATCATTAACGACTTTCCATCTATATGTGTTAGTTCCAGGCATAGGATTGATCATCCTAACTACTCGCCACGTGTTGGGGTCGCTTGTGTTTACATTATCCCATCTGCCTTCATCATCGTCTCCTGGATTGGGGTCTGTTGTCCTGACATCAGAGGGGACGGTGTATACTTCGCCTTGGCCTGAACCGCCGCCACCTGAGCCGCCTGAGGGTGGGTTATTGGGGAATGTTGGTGAGCCGCCGCCACCAGTGCCGCCACCAGGGATATAGTCAGGTGAGGAGGTGTCATTGTAGCCCTTACCTGCTTTCTTGTCTTCGATATATCCTCTAGCTTCATCTTCTGCCCCAAACCCAGCAGCTACGTTCCTACCCGAAGCGTCGACTACTTTCCATTTGCTTGGATCATCAGTCATTGGTACAACCTTCCAAGTAGATGGGTCACCTGGATTAGTAGACCACTTTGACCCACCAGATGTTTGAATAGCACCTGAGTCATAATCACCATATTTGGCACCAGCGGGTACATTACCACCGCCACCAGTGCCGCCATTACCACCACCAGCAGTCCCATTTCCTCCGCCGCCAGATCCAGCAGTAGAACCAACATACCTGGTTATCTGCTCGGCATTCATGTTAGTTCTGATGTCTGAACCATTCTGGTAGTAGTAGAGGCGTTGGCCATTCTCCATTACATCTATCTGTCTTTGTATGTTTGAGCCGCCTGTCTGGCCTCCGGATGAACCTCCACCAGCTGAGGAGCCTCCTCCTGCACCATTCCCACCTGTAATACCACCACCAGTAACCCAACCAGAATTACCAGACACAATCGTGACGGGGATACCTCCTAGCACTCCACCAACTGAGGACACTGGTCTACCACCTACCATAGCGATGTTTACATCAGCGATTGTGATTGAGTTAGGCATATGTCCTGCCAAGTTCCCATGTCTATATGTTGCATAGTCGGGGGTGACACCTCCTCCTACTAACCCCTGGAATCCTTCTGCCGCAAATACATGAGAGCCAGGGGCGGCTCCACCTCTTGGAGAGCCAGGGCCAGTAAACGGCCTAGTTAATGGAATAATAGATACAAGTTCGGGTCCAGCCTCTCCAGCTGTGAATGTTGTGCCTCCTGGTCTACCACCAACGACCCCCTCAAAACCGGAGGCGTTTACATTGGGAACCGAACCATTAGTAACAATATCGATAGTGATAGTCTTGTGATCTGGTAGACTTTCTACAGCTGAGCCAATTGCTTCGACTGCCGACTTTGCAGTGTTAGCAGCCTTCTCAATATCTCCTAGTGCTGTAGTAGCTCTATCTCTTCCTTTTTCAAATGCTGATCCAATCGTTTCGGCTAATCCGTCGGCCATAGTCTCGATTGGGACTACTGCATTAGAAGCAAAGTCCTCAGCTAACCCCGATATGTGGGGAGCTGATTGATCTCTACCTGCTGCAAAACCTGCTGCGATACCAGGACCAAGTCCTTGAGCGTCTGATATGATGGTAGTCCACGTTCCGGCAGCAGCGTCTCTTATTGCTGTGAGAGTGGATTCGATAGGTGCTCTGGCTGAGTCAAAACCCAGGACTATACCAGGACCCAAAGTGCCAATAGATAACTGAACAATAGGAGCAACAACTTGGGTGTTAAACATCTCAACAATAGGCAAGATGCCAGCCATAACACCGTTGGGAATACCAGCAGCGTTAGTAAACAGTGTAGTCATGAATTCGGTGAATGCAGCGGTAGCTTCATCCAAGTTAGCTTGAAATGCTGCAATATCGATGGGAAGATTGGCTTTACCAGCACTTTTCTTTGAGTCTTTTCCAGCAGTACCGCCTTTACCACCACCGCCACCAGCACCGGCACCACCTGAGGATCCAGAAGCAATACCACCACCGCCACCGGAGCCTCCACCACCACCGCCGGATATATCACCTGCATCTCCTACGGCTTTGGCAGCTGCACCAGCACCAGCGTCACCGGAACCGAGTGTTTTAAGAGCGTTGTTAAGATTGTCTATCTGTTTAATGGCATCATCAAAGTTTATGTCGTTGACAGAGTTGAGGTCCGTAACAACACCAGGCAAAGATGTGCCGCTCTGGTTCTTTAGTGCAACAATCATAGCCTGGACCTCAGCTATCCTTTCTGAGATAGCCATTGGGTTACTGGTGTCTAGTGGTTCGTTTAGTTTGTCGATTATCGCTTGTACTGCTGTCTGTGCGGCCTCTCCGCCGTTTTCTGCAAAGTCATCAAAGGTTTCCTCAATCTGTTCGGTAAAGCCTTCTCTAATATTGTCCCAAACACCAGGATTGGCTATGGCAGGACCTACTGCGGCTATAGCGGTGTTTAAATCCGTGATTAGACTATCTATTGCCTCTGGTCCGGCTTGACCTTCTAGTGCGTTCTTGAGAGCGTTGTTAAACTTGAATCCCCAATCCTCCTCTAGCTTGTCGATCTCGTCATTAAATTCGTCATTACCCTTACGGAGAGCCTCGCCTAAGCTTTGTGCTATGCTATCACCTGCCTTGTTTACATTGTCGATAAAGGACTGAAACTCTGGACCTGCTGCCTTGGTGAGGGATATGAATTCCTTTAATGCTTCAGTACCACCAGCAAATCCTTCTGGGATTTTAACACCCATTGTTTGGGCTACATCTTCAAGAGCCTGTCTGGATCCTGACATAGACCCTTTGAGGGTGTCAAAGGAACCGGCCCAATCAAAGACGGATTTGGCGCCCTGTACAAAGCCTGCGGCTGTCCTTACTGCAATTGCTCCAGCATCACCCAAGTTCTTTGATAGGAAGGCGACCTCACCAGATAGTTTGGATGTAGTAAGCTGTGTGTTTAAGAATTCTTTCTCTGCTTCCTTAAAGCCTTGTGCGAAGGATACAGCCTGTATTGCACCATCTGCCAACTGTTCTTTGAGACGTGTCACACCCCCAGCTGTCTTTTGCAAGGACTCTACGTTTTTGTCTAAGACTTCTCCCTGTTCTTGATAACCAGTTATAAAGTCCACAGTTGATTTTGACAGTTCGCCAGTGGCTTTTGCTACTGCGCCTGTTGCGGTTACGGCCTCTCCAGTAGCTACGTTTTGTTTGCCTACTATACCTAGAAGTGCATTCTTTATTTTGGTGCCTAAGCCTTCCTCATTGTTCAAGTTTTTCTGGGCGGCTGTGGCTTTATCTGTCTCGGCTGCAAGTTGTGCATAGACCATTTGCAAATCTTTGTATTGTTGACCTGGTGCGGATCCTAAACCGGGAGGAGTAGCAAATGGTGTTGTCTGTTGTGGTTTAGCTGTGGGATATGCCTGACCTGATGTACCGGTGATGGGTGGTCCTTTTTGGGCCGGTGGGGGTGGAGTATAAGTTGATGGCTGTCCGGCTGTGTCCAAAGCCCTCTGGATTGTGTTGTATTGAGCACCAGGTATTTTGCCCCGTTCGGCTCCTCCCATCGCTGTCTGGACACGTTGGGAATAATCTAATTCCTTTTGGTAGTTGGGATCAGTTGGTACCGGCAGTGTTGCTATTTTCTGGGAGATAGGCTTGACTACATTTTCATCAAACCATGATGCTACACCTCCTAACACAGATTGGATTATTTTCACACTGTTTTGTGCTGCTTCTAAAGCCCCCTTTGTAAGGTTGCCCCATGTATCAGAACCAAAGACGAAAGCACCGATCTTACCTATGATTGAAGTTAGGATGTTGACGGCGTTTTGTCCTGCCTCTACTGCGCTAGTGAGCAGTCCATCAAACGCCTTAGTATATGTGGCTGGGTTTGTAAGGAATGCTAATCCCGTATCTATGGCTGTCTTTATCTGACTGCCTAAGTTGTTGGCTCCATTAACAAGAGTATCCCAGCCTCTTTGTATATCTCCAATAAACTTTGCCGTGGAGTTAGCCATATCCTGGTAGTTTTGTACAACCTTCTGTACTGCAAAGCCCCACTGATTGAGCCCTTCCTCCACTGTTGATAGTATGGGAATGGCTACTGCCTTGATCTGTTCCCATTGTTGGCCTACTATTTCTAGACCTTCGGTCATGGCCTTCTGCCATTCTTCGGTCTTTTCGCCTGAGAGGCCTATCTGTCCTGCGAATCCTTTGATCAGGTTGAGAATACCTTCAAACTGTGGGACAGCTGTACCGATAGCCTCACCCACATTATTCATTATATCACGGAAGCCACCAAAGTTCTGGTTTATTGCCACCAGAGATGCACCCACTGCCACGATGGCTGCACCCACCCCACCCAGTATGGGTATAAGTCTAGATCCTCCAGCGGCTACGGTAGTCAGACCGCCCCCTGCAGTTGTGGCGGCCTGTCCCAAAGTAGATATTGACGCCTTAGCCGAATCAGCTGCAGGTTTTGTATTACGCATAGCTGTGGCAAAGGTGCCTATAGCAGCAGCACCACCACCTAAGGTTTGGATAGAAGCTGGTAACACATTGATGTAGAAATCTTTCCAGGCTCTGTCCAAATCTTCTTGAGCATCTTGCAGCTTTGCTGTAGCAAGGGTGGCTCTATCTCTTGTTATTTCTACCTGTTTGAGCTGGCTTTCCAGTTCTGCTTGTGTGCTCTTGCCATCCTTGAGCATTTCATTATATTTGCGCTGTGCATCGGCTGCCTTCTTTACTGAAGCCTCCTCCTTGATCCTCATTGTTTCGAGTTTTAGCTGTACATCATTGAGGTTGTCGTATGTGTTGTATAGGTTGAAAGCTCCAGTTGTTAGAGTAGTAATTCCAAGGGTAAGCGTACCAGCAGAAGCCTTCAGCCGGTCCATTGTTGAAACGGTCTTTTCAGTTACCGTGTTAAGCTGCTGTGTTGTTGCTAGGCTTTGCTGTTGGGCTGTCTTGTACAGGTTCATTTGCTGTACGTTTTGACCCATCGTGGTAGACACTTTGCCCTGGCTAGTAAGCATCTGATCTGTTGATGTCTTTAGCTGTTGAGTTGATTGGGATGCTCCCATCAGAGCGGTTTTCTCTTGGTTGAAAGCATTCTGTAGGGTTTGAGTAACCTGCCCCAGCCTGGTTTGAGACTGTACTGTCTGGTCTGTTGTAGTCTTGTATTGAGTCTGTACCTGTGAGATACCCTGGTAGGCTGTCCTTTGTTGATTAAGACCCTGGGTTAATGTGTTACTAGATTGTTGTAATTTCTGGGTAGAGGTTGCAACATCACTCGTACCCTTTGAGAAAGAGCTGGAGAACTTTGTTATTTCTCCAACTCCCTTAGTAAGAGACGCATAAAATTGGTCAAGCAGCCTTTGTGCTGCACTTACCTGCTCAGCCCCCTTGACCTGGAGACTAAGTCCATATGTAAAGTCCTTACCTGAGGCGCTCAATATGGAACACCTTCGTTATCATCATCATCATCGTGTTTCTTTCCCATATCATGTAGGAGGTATACTGTAAGACCAATGACAGCCAAGACCCCAAACGTGATAAAGGCCATTTCAAATCCAAAGATCATGTCAGCCTCCGCCTCGTCCTGCAAGGACACTCTCTGCATGTCTTACTATTTTTGTCTGAAGCAAGGGGAAGCCGTCTTCTATAGCTGGCTGCATATACGGTCTAGCTGCTACAAAAGATCCGGACTTGGTAACATGTCCGTATTCTACAGGTGCAGCATGGTCGGCCTTTGCAAATATTGTTACTTTCATACCTGTTGTCTGATGTCCTATACTGTCACGGAGTTCACCAGTGAGGAAGGGTGCGCCGGATTTGGCTCTATCCTCCACAAACTGTCCTACCTCGTCTAATATCTTTGATAACTTGCCTACGTCAAAGAAAGCTCTAGCTACGTCGTTAAGGTTTATCTTGAGACCTACATTTGCCCCAGATCCCCCTCCGAAGGATGTTTGTGTTACTCCAGCATAAGACAATTTAGAATCGTGAGATTGTGCTTGAACAAGCATTAAAAGGGCTACTTGGCTCCACCCTTTGGCCCCTTCTTGTTAATGCGTGCCATATCTTCTGGTGATGTGTATCTGCTTACATCCCATGTCTCTTTGTGGATAGAGTCTTCATCTGGTACGTCCCAAAACACTGATCGGGTTGTGGTCTGTATGTATCGGTTTGGACCCTTGGGTATGATGTCTGTCTTTTCGATGACGTCGCTTGTAGATGAGCCTTTCCTTACATTCCAGTTAAAGCCCTCTAATGACTTGCGTGACAAACCGGTCTGATTTTGTTGTGTCATTGGAGGCTTGTTTGTTGACGAGGAACCGGTCTGATTTTTATCTGGTGATGTTGAAACCACCACTTCTGATCTAAGATCAGAGTATCTCTTGTCACTGGCTCTGCGCTGTTGTCTCCATCTCTTGACATTAGCCGGTAGATTGTCAGGCTCCTTGAATTCTGGCTTTTGATACTCAGACATGAATGACAGGAAATTGGTTGGTAATAGTGCTGGGTCTGTTTTATGGATGTTCATAGCTAGTGATAAGTATCGGAGAGCTACCTTTCTTTCTGGTATCATCTCACCCTGGTCATATCCGTGATCATCCCAGGGCTTTATGTCAAAGTCTAGGTAGTCGTCAAAGATAGCAAAATACTCCTCCACGTCAGGGATTGCAGCCATTACAGCCCACACGTCGTCTGATCCTTTCTTCTCTAAGTCAGCGGTTAGGTCGGCTATTATTACTTCTTGGCTTTCGCCCCGTCTGACTCGGACATAGTACGATAAGAGGCCAGTTTCCGTGAGAAAGGGACACCAGTCTCCCTATATTCGGCGGCCTCCACTAGATCCCTTTTGTCTACGTAGCCGATGTCATCAAGGATATCTGTATTTTTCTCGTAAAAGTAGAACTCAAACTTCTTGTTTACAAGGTCATTGCGCAGTTGTTCAATCTCCACATCTACGTCCTCCTCTCTGCTTGTGATAAAGTTGTACAAAGAATCGTTGACAAACCCCCTCTCAAACAGGTTGTTTTTGTTGACCAGGGACTTGATGCGTCCTTCATCTTTCTTTAGCTCTAACTTTTGTCCGGATGTAAGCTTGTGGTAGGTATAATCTCTTTGCTCCCACTCCATCATTTGCTTCTCTTCGTTCCAGCCAATCTGTCTGAAGGCTGTGTAGAATAGCTGCTTTGACTGCCATATCATGTAACCTATCTTTGCCATCTTTTCCTTGTCGAGTTCTTGCTGGTATTGGATGGGGGTGTAGCCTGCTATCCGTTGTCGTTCCTTCTCTGTTAGCGCTTCGTTGATGGGGTCGGCATCGCCTTCTGTAAAGATCTCACGAACTTGGACATAGTTGTCTGGTTTACCTGAGGCCCTGAACTTCTCTTCCTCATTATGGAGTTTAGCCTCTTCCTCGTCTAAAGAGTCTTGAGGATCCACCAGATCCTGGTCTAATGGTTTTGTAAATGTCTCAGCTGTCTGCTGCTGTTTAGTGTTAGATGGCATATACATAGCTAAGTCTGGAAAATTGCATAAAAGGGATTAGAGATAAACATCTCTCTAAGTGGAGAGGGTTAAGCCTGACACATTGTGGACCTTCCCCACATCTCCCTGGCCAAGGGTATTCTAAAATTGAACTATCTGTGCCCGCTACTTACCTATGGAACGTAGTTACTTATATCTCCTGTCTGTGCTTGCCAGTTAAAGGTCCAAGCTCTGATACCAGTGTTGCCTAACTCTGTGACTCTGGGCATCGTGTTTAGCTTAAAGTTCTGAATGTTTAGCTTGCATGGTGTTGCTCCTGCTTTCAAGGTGATTTCAACTGTACCGGGTGTATGGGCTTTGAACTTTGCTACCAAGTCGTTGTCAGTCATTGGGGTTGTCCAGGTGCCAGTAATCTCTCTTGAAGCTATGGCTGCATCTTTGACAGTATCATATCCTGATGGTTGGCTAGTTGCTAGACCTCTGTTGACATCCATCGTAAATGATAGGTTATCGTAGCTTACAAGTCCAGAACCCCAGTTAATCTTGAATGGCTCTTGTGTTGCACCGCTGAGGTTGGACCAAGGTGAAGCTGTTACTGGTACAGCGTATGTTTGTCCTGATCCTTCTATAACGTCTAAAGCAGCTTCGTTAATCCAGTCTGTTATGTTACCGATAAACACGGATGCTGACAAGTCTATGAATCTAGCATAGGTGAGTGAAAAACGGGTAGGATAGCAGCCTTGTGCCTCTGCGAATTTCTCAGCTGCGTTTATTTTACATGCTTCTAAAATACGGAAGGATTGGTCAGGTGTACCTGCACCGGATGCAAGCTTCATACAGTATTGTGCGAAGGTTGGATCGACCATCCGCCACCTCAACTCTCCGGAGCCTGTGGTCCCCATCTTCAAGTCAAAGGCGATATCTTCGTTTCCTATTTCTCTGATAACTTCTCTATCAAGTGCTTCTGTAGCTTGGAAACCTTGGACATATCCGAAGTTAAGCCATTGTTCATCTACGTTAGCGACCTTGTAGGCGTCCTCTAAGTAGTATTGTAGCTGTTTAGTGTAGTCTTTGTTAGTGGCAATTTTGTAAACTGGTGGAGCCATTCTTATCTAACTAGCCGATGCTCTTTTTAGGCTAAAAGGGACTATTGCCTCTGTATAAAGATATGAGTGATAACGAAGATCCTGATGCTCCGCTATACTGTACTGTTGCACAGGTTAAGCTATGGGCACCCTACTCTGAGCGTGATTTCCCTGATGACCAAGTACCTGACATCATACAGTCAGCATCTAGAGAGGTAACTATGAAGACAAACCATCTCTGGGTTGTAGGTGAGGTAGGCTACGACGACATTGAGATTATTACGGCTTACCTAGCTGGTAGTATGATCAACGGTACTCTAGGCAACCTGGACAGAATGAAAGCCTTTAGAGACCAGGCTATGTCAAAGCTTAAAACTTTGTTGGACTCTGGCGGTGGTCCAGGTTCTCCGGGTGGAGGGATTACAGATGTCATCAACGTTTTCAGCAGTCCAACCTCTTACTACCTTGCCAAGACTCTAAACCCTGATACATCGATAAGACCTTTCAAGAGTATAAAATAGAGATATGCCTCTTATCCCTTCCTTCCCAGATGGCGGTACAGGCGTATCACGCTACTCCGTTGGTAACATAATCAAGAAAAAGCTACAGGCTACGTGGGATGTGACCAAGACAGGTCCAAGTGCAATAAGATACGATGCAACCAAGAAAGACGTCTACTTTGATTCTAGCAACAACGACTTTCCTGCTGACAAGGCAATGGGTAGGCCAGTCGTGATAAGGGTACAAAGCAGTCGTACATTGTATCAAGACCTAGAGATAGGTATGGTGCAAATGCGTTTCATCTCTAGACCAGTCATCCATGTGTATGCTTACGATGTCAAAGCTACGCAGGACGGCCAGATATCAGACCTGTTAGAGGATGCTGTCAGGTATGTTAAAAACTGGATATCAGACTATCCCACACGTTTTCAACCAGAAGGGATTCATTCTGTTGTGGGACTAGAGGAAGACTATCAACCCAATAACGGTGGAGATACAAACTGGCATCACTGGTGGTTTAGACTACAAGTAGAATATGAAATGAGGAGAGAACCTGATACACCCGAACAGTTTGATCCTGACGAGTTTGTACCAGGAGAGTTTGAGTAAAAAGAAATGACGATGGTATTACTGAGTTGTCTCTTGTGGAGCGGCTGGCTGCTCGCCACCGGTTCCGTCATCTATACTGGCCTTATCTCCCCCAGGTAATGGGTTCTTTTGTAAGTCGCTTCTTATCTTGTCTAGCTGTGGGTTGCTAAATTCTGTCATGTCCTTAAATGGTTCTTGACAGTTTCTTGCTGAAGCCTCTGCCCTTTCTTTAGCCAATTTTCTCAAGGTGTTGTAGTCTGCTACCATGCCCAACCCTTTACTAAAGTCGTTAAGCTGTTGTTCAAGAGGGGCTCTGCTCATCGCTATCTCACCTGATAATGTTTGGTATTCTTCATAAACTTCTGCTGCTGTTCTACCCTTCTCGTCCTTTGCGTTACCTGAAGGGTCAGCATGTAATGCGCCATATAGGTTTAAGAGTTCTCTAGCCTTAGCCCCTTCTGTATCATCTATTTGTTGGAGCTGTGCTGCTAGTTCTGCAATACGTTCCTGAGTGTTCTTACGAATCTCCTCAGGGGTTTGGTTCTGTTGTTCTTGGGAGGTCATTTGCCTACAGTAGTGCTAGCATTAGACTTTGATTGATTGACGTTATCGGGTGTACCGGTTTCATCATTTTTGTCTTCTGCTTTGTCAGTGATAATCTCAAAGATACCATTCATCCAACTAAGGTAGTCATGACCTGCTGCATCCTCTACAACGAATCGGACCGGCTTCTTTGCGTCCTTGATATCTTGGTTCTTACGTGCATAGTCGTTGGCTAGCTGTACTGCTATACTTTCTATCTCATCAAGTGAGTTGCCTGATACTATGTCAGTGATGTGGACATCTGGGGCGTTGTTAACTGGGATTGTGAACTTGATCTTTTTTATGATCTTGCCGCTTAGTGCATTGCTCATGTCTTGATGTGACAAGTAATGACATAAAAGGGATTCTCCTTTTTTAGAGAGGAGGCTCCTTAGTAGAAACATGGCAATAGAAACCATAGATATAGCTGCTATTTTTGGTAGCATAGGTGTCATCTTATCGTTGTCTGCATGTGTAGCCGGAGTAGGTTACAGAACATGGGCAAAGTATCATGACAAAGTGATGTCAGGTGAGGTACAGGCTTTTGATAGAAAGTTCTTCTATCAGGCATTGGTTGCGTTTGGTGGTGCGATAGTCGTATCATTACCCTTGGTAACGGCAGGAGTAGAAATGATTAATCAATGGGCTGGTAGTGTTGGATTACTTATAGCCTGGTTTATGACAGCCGGATGGGCCTATGCAGTGTCTGATGGAACCAACGGAATAGTAAAGTTGGTAGAGAAAAAAGCTGTGATGAGAGCAGTAAAATCTGGTCAACTAGACAATGCTATCAAAGAAAGGATACAAGAGATTAGGACCGAAGAGGGTTCCAAACCAGTAGAACAACCAGTCCAACCAGTAAGCAGCCAACCAGCACAGGGAGAGAATACTCCTCAATCCAATCAACCAGTTTCTTAGTCCTAACCCATTTTTCTTTTTTTCCGATACTCACGGCAATAACACCACCTTAATCTTAAACCATATCGCTTTCAATCCAAACGCTGCTATGATGGTCAACACGCCAAGGGCTATAAGATACAAAAAGCCTTCACCATCATCCAGCCAGATATATGGATAAGTAAGATACATTAGCCCTAGGCAGATAGTCATACCAAAGCAGTAGAATATGAGGTCGATTAGCGCATTCTTTTGTACAAAGTCCATCTGCTCTATTTGGTCACCTTAAATGGTTTATCAGGGTTACGTATTTCAGTCGACAGGGCTCCACAATCAATGCATTGAAACTCAAATCTGTAAGCCTGAAAGTTCAAGGACTCGTTCATGAGTTTCCACCTATGTTGTGTATGTCCTATCTTTTGGAACCACTTCATTTCTTGTTCTTCCTTCCCATGAATGCAAAAACACAGCAGATGCCAGCGACTGCTAGAAAAAGGATTGGGACTATTACAACCCATTCGTTTCCGTAACTCATCTTCGTTATTTCCCTACCGTTGTTGATAATGATGATGATGATGATGCCGCTGACTGTGGTGTTGGTGGTGTTTGTGACGACGATGACGACGGCGTGTTATCTGGTCCCTTTGGCGGTGGAGGTTGGGTGGGTGGTGCAGCTGTTGAAGCCTTCACTGCATCTACTGTTGTTCGGGTAGGTACAGACATGTTTGGCTTGGGAAACCCCCAATATGAGGCGTTACCATCGGCCCACAAATCGGCCTCTGTTGTGAATGCCTGTCCGAATGTTTGTGTTGCAAAGGGGTTGTTAGACACCGGAAGATCCAACAGTTCTGAGTCTGAAAGTTCTGGGTATAGTTTCTTTGCCTGATAGAACTTTGATTGCAGGATGATAAACCTCCCTGCATCCCCGTCAGTGGTGCGATCTCGCTTTTTGTTTGTCTTTTGGTCCAGGAGTTGTTTTGCTACTGCAATTCCAGCACCCACCACACCTACTCCAGATACTACAGTTGTGGCATCTATTTGGCCTGTGTTGGATGCGACCTGATCTTGTACCTCATTGACCTTTTCAGACATAGTATTGGTGGTTGTTGTTTGGGCTGATACAAAGTTGATTATCCCCAGCACGAACGCTGAGGCAAAAAACACGATGAAAAAGAGGCGTAGGTTCTTGTATGTGTTAGAACTCATCTTGTATATAACAAAATCTAGATGTTGCTAGCATAAAAAAGAATGGGTTACTAGTGGTGGACTGTTGTCATCATCAGTGTGTGATGTTGTTGTTGATGGTGGGTGTTAGGGTGACATTGAGGAAGAACTGAGTCAGGTTGTCTAGTCTCTCATTCGTTTCTGTCTCTATGGCTATCCTCTCCTTTGTGAGGTTCTGTGATGTTAATGATGCATTAATCTGTTTTTCTATTGCTGCTACAAACATGTTAGTCTGGTTAGCACGGGTTACGTTGTTGTCCCTAGACATCTGGTTGATTGTGTCCACCATCAAAGCCGTGTTGTTATTTTGCAAGTTTATAAACTGAGCTAGGTTGTCCTTGTTTACCTGCCTCTCTTCTAAGAACACTTGTGCCAGGTTTTGGACTGCCGAAGTGAGATTGTAGTTTGCGTTTGTTACGTTCTGAATCCCGTCGACTACCTTCCTTTCTATGTTTGAGACCTGAACTGTGACCGTGTTTGTTGCTTTCTCCATGTTTCCTACGAAGGTGAAGATGAAGGCGACGATCAATATTGAGAAGCCGGCAATCACTGCCAGACTAATAATGTTGTTGCGCCCCTCATTGGTTACCATGATGTTGTGTTTGTTGATAAGGGATAAAAGCAGAATTGGGGAATAACTAACGGATTTGCAACGGTTCGAGTCTTGCTCTATTTTGGGTGGTAATCGCTCTTGTCGCCCTTACCTACTGAGTGGTCAAAGTGTTTTGATACTCTGCCGCTGCCGCCGTTGCGTTGAAATGATATACGACCCGACTGTAACAGCTGCTCTATGATGTTAAGGTGATCAAGCATTACATCGTTTTGCCTTGATAGTTTCTCTGAGACCTCTTCCACCTTGGCTATCCTTTCTGCTAGGGGTTGCTGAGCCTCCTTTGCAATACCAATGATGGCATCCTTCTCTTTGGCTGCTTGCTCTGCATCTCTTAGATCTTTCCACCTAGTGTATTTTCTGGAGATGTATTTCAAGACAGGGACCAGGCCAGCGATGACAAAGGCAAGGAAAAGATTCCCAATGTTAGACCAGTTCTGTATAATTTGTGCAATGCTATCACCCGCTCCACTTTCAACCACATTCCGTCTTTTACTATATCACCAACGAGTAGTTAAGAGAAGTAAGTTATTTGCTACTGCTCGCCATCGTCGTCGTCGTTGTTGGTGCGGTTGTTGCCTGTGCAAGTTTAGCGGCTTTAGCGAGTGCTTGTCTTCTCAGGTCTAATGTCCTTTGAATATCTTGCATGGATGGGACAGACGTTGATAGCTGTGACCTACCTAGCTGCGTTGTTTCATCAAAGGAGTAGTTAGAGAAATCTTCCCTATTCTTTATGACCTGTGTTGAATGAGTGGGTGGCGTAGTAAGGGATGCATCTGTAGCGGCTAGCCCTAGTGCGAATTGATTGCAAGTTCCTTTCATGGTGAGTGCATCCAAGATTGCATCCAGGGCTTTCTTACTCCACTTGATAGTGTATACCTTCTCTAGCTTTTGCAGGCTTACCTCGTTTACTGTCCCGTCTGGATGGAAGGACTTTACCTTAACGATGGGTCTATGCCAGAACCCGTAATAGTCATCAAACTCGTGTGTGACGGTATTTGAGTGACCATCAGGGCTTTTGATCTCCTGGTCAACATAGTGATAGGCATGGTACATGATGTACTCTTGGCCGTCGCGCTCATCTAGCACACGCCAAACCTGGTCAATCCAGCACCAATAACGGTCTGGGAATAGGTCTTTGAAGTACAAAAATTCTCGTTCTCTGCGGTTACGAAAGTCATCTTCTGGGTAGACGTAGCCTGCTTTCTCATAGGCTGCTCTCTCTAAGATAACTCTGTCTGATTCAATAACATTGATTTGTTTGTCTGCGTCTGATTGCTCTAGTCGTTTAAGTGCTCTAACCATGCTGCTAATATGGGAACTAAACCCCCCTTGTGATAAAAAAGTTGCGTGCTTGTTGACAGACATGGTCACAAGGGGAGCGGGAATTAAGGATGTTGTTCTGTTCTGTTCTGTTCAATTGTGTCGGGCTTGTAAGGTCACGCGCTCCGTTAGGTAGTAGCCAATGAAGTGCGCAGATTTATGACAAATCCAACACTTAAAAGCGTAACTCCCGCGGCTGTGTCATCTGCCAGGCTTCCTAGCATCACAAGCAGCTCTTTACGGGAGTACATATACATACGTGAGAGAGTCTAATGCAAGAACTCTCTCAAGAAAGAGGTAAAACGTTGTTAGATAAAAAAGAAGCGGTGGTTTAGGCTTGGCTAAAGGCTAAATAAACGCCAGGATGATTAGGACGATGCCTATGATTGCTACTATTGCCCCGCCTATTAACAGGATGAGGTTGTATGGTCGTTGTATCTGGTTGTTGACGGCCATAAGGATACCACCGATGATCAGAGCGATTAGACCACCGATGAGGTTTCCTGTTTCGACGGCTATACCTTCTAGTGCCACCCTTAGGCTGCACCAGTTATTCTTTTGATGAGTTGGTCGTCGTATAAGTAGACGCCAAACCACCATTTGTTTTGTCTCATCAAGACTTCGGATCTCTGGTCTACAAATGACCTAGACGAGGAAGGTCCCTCAGAGAATATGATGGCTTCACTAGAACCTACAACGACGGAGTTTGCATCTGTAAGCATGTTGTCAACTCCTACTCTAAGGTTTGGAAGTCCTACCAAGTAGCCTGGACCAAAGATTACGTTATCTTCTGCTACCAAGGTGGGCATTCCTGTTGTGGTGTTTGTGTCGTTCGGGTTAACTGCTGGTCTAAGGAAGGTATTTCCTTGTACTGTGCCTAACAAATTCTGGTTCATTGCGATAAAGTTCATCTTTGCGCCTCTGCCTGCTGTGTTAGCTGTGTATAGGATTGGTCTAATGTCCTTTAATGGATCGTTTGTGTTTAAGCCTGAAGCTCTTACAGACCATGAACCTGTTGCTGCAACTGTGGTGACTCCAGAGCCTACCATGATTTCATAGACTCGTTTGTTTCGAATCTCGTCTATCTCGCCGACTTGGTCTCTGAGGTGGTCGCCTATGATGTTGTCATATCTACCCATATCATATTGGAAGAACGATGGAGCTACGTTGAACCCGCCGATGTATTTGTCAATGGTGAAGCTGTGTTCTGTGTATCGGCCTAATCCAGTCGTAGGTGTCTCGAACTCTCCTACCTTTTCTTTGATACTATCACTGCCCTCGAATGTTGCGAAACGTACTGGATCAAGGGAATTAGTTGGCATAGATGACACAAGGTCTCTCAATATGTGGGACTGTCTTTCTAAATAGCGGATCTTCTTGAACTCGGTTTGTGTGTTTCTCAAAGTTGCAAAGGTATCACCTGAAAGGGTTGCTGCTCCTAAACCTCTTTGCTTTAGTTCTGCGTTGATCTCTGATAGTTTCATCCCTTTCTGGAGACGTGGTACGTAGTCAGTGGCGTAGACGTTTACTACATCATGGACGCTTGTGTCAAATGCTTTGTAGATATCATCTGTTTTGTAGACACCTGCTTCAATCCCTCTCTGTTTGAGTTCATGTCTTGGGAGTCTCTGTGCAGCTAAGTCGTCCTGTATATTGTTGTACAAGGCTGCATCGGCTATCTTCTTTCGGAATGTTGGAACTTCGGTACCTTTTTCTACGTCGAACTTTTCACCAATGTAGACGCATTTGTCAACTGATGATAACCATGTGGTTTCTCCTGCTGGATCCCACTTTCCTTTTTGTGCTAGTTCTGCTAATGCTTGACTATAGTTTAGAGTCATTTGTCTATGATTCAGCTCCGTCTTTGATGATTTTAATACCTATTACGTCGCCGTCTGCTGATGCTGCTAGCGGTGTTACTGGATCGTTACTCTTTGTCCCGTGTTTCACGTAAATCGCAACCACTGGGTTTGTACCTGCGGAAGCTTTGATCTTGCCCGTTGCTCCACATTCACACAACCCGTTTGCTGGTATGATACCGTCAGAAATGACGTAAAAGATGACGTGCTCACCATACAAGCAGTCGACGTATGTTTGATTCAGGGGTTTGGCTGTCTTGCATATATAGATTGGTCCTTTGTCGGCTGCTACACAAATTCTCACTTGTGTACCACCATTAGCGGATAGGACTGCGCCTCTGACGATTGCTGGGGCTGTTGCCTCCTTATTACGGGAGTGGATAGTGCCTTCACTATCATCCCAGTCGCCAGCTACGTGCCTTTGAACTCGTGCGGTTAATGCCATGATGTTTCTATGCTCCTAGTTTGTCCTCGTGCCTATTAGGAACTAAAAGGCGTTAGCCACTGCGAGGGCTGAATCGTTGTTTTCGTTATCTTCGTTGTCTTCTATAGTAGAACCTGCTGCTAATCCTTGTTTTGAAGGTGAGCTAGAACTTGATGATGAGGATAGTTTGCCAAAGGCGGATTGTTCTTCTTTGTCTTTAAAGCCGAATGGGTCTGTGTTTAACTCCGAGTCTACACCGGCACCCTTCCCCTTCTTGTTAGCCAGGTATTTGACTTCTTGAACTTGATAGTGGCCTTTCATGAGCTCTTCAAGTTGTTCATTAGACATCTTGAGTTCCTTGGTAAGGTTGCTGTAGAACTCCCTCCTTTTCTTGTATTCAGCTTCATCTTTGAATGTGTTCTTGTCAATGTAGCTGTCTAGTATGCTTTCTCTACCTTGCTCTACATACTTGTTTACCTGTGCTTCAAGCTCTGCTATTCTGTCGTCTTTTTCTTTGAGGGCTTTTGAGAAGCCTTTCTGTTGTTCTGCTCTGTCTTTCTCTATTGCTAGGTTAAGTGCATCTTGGTATTGAACTGGGATTGTTGGGTTATTGGGGTCATTCTCTTGTTGTTGTGTATTGCCTTTAGTGTCTAAGTCTTTGGCTGCATTAGCTTTCTTGTCATACTCTTGCATGGTTTTGAGGGCTGCCTCTCTTGCGAGTTCATCCTTGTTCTTGTTGTTGGTTGTGTTAGAAGTAGTGTTATTCTCTTGTTGTTGTGATTGTTGAGGATTTGGATCACTCATATCTTGTATCTGTTTTCCTTGGGGGTCTTTAACATAAAATGAACTATCTAGTTTGTTGGTGTATGAAGCCATCAAGCCACACATGCATGGGGGCTTACCTGCCTTTGCTACTTTCTTATTCCCAGCAGCTGGCAACCCGAACACCTGAGCAGCGCAAGCCTTACCATCTTCAGATGGACATGTAGCGTCTATGGTGGCTACCTCTGGCCCGTAGGCTGGGTCGTCCACAAAACTAACATGAAATAATTCTGCCTCACGGATCTCGTCTCCTGTGTCATTAGGGTCGTTTAGATTCCAGAAGTATGGAGATACGTACCGTGGTAGCTCAAGCTCCTTCTTCTGGATAGCCTCAATAATGTTAGGATGAGAGATAGCCCCATAGAAGTTCCACTGGTCCTTGGTGTTGTCGTAGTCAATGCGTAAGATGTCACCGATCCTGCTCCACTCCTGGTATGCTAGGAACTCTTTGCGTGCTTCTTCTGGTGTTTTGTTTGATACATCTAGGTCATGATAAAAGTTGGGATGGTGTGCCTTCCCCAACATCTTGGGACCAAAGTTGATGGACCTACCAGCTGCAATGCCTTTGTTCTGGGCTATGTAGCTGTTATCTGTAATGCGCCACCCGTTATTGTTCTTCTTGGTGTTAACCAGGAAGCCCTTGACATAGATGACATTCTTGGAGTTACGGGTCATGGCTGAGAGACGACCATACTCTTCTGGGGTTAGGTCTATGTATGGGTTAAAGGAGTAGCCTGTAATCTGTGAAGCTTCTTCTTGCTGATTAGGCATATATAAAAAGAGAAAAGGGGTTGTGGACTAAAAAAAGGATGGGGGTTTGTTTGGATCGTTGGCGTTGCCGCCTCGGACTAAACGAGCATTCTCCTGTATTTGATCCCGTAGGTAGGAGACCTTGTTTATGATCGACTCAAGTCGTTCGAGGTACCTCTTTGTTGGATAATCCAGGTAAGGGGTGTCGTCTAGGATCTGGCTCATTGCATATTTTTCGTTGAGTCTGTTGACCTCCATTGTCATCAGTGTTTCGATTATACGGAGTTCTTGCCAGGTGAAAGCTGTTGTGGTTGTTGTTTCCGACTCCGACTCCGACTGAGACGACGTTATTATTCTCTACCTGTCCCTGGATTTGCTTTTGATGAACCACCAGTTGATTGCGGGGCTCCTTCCTTTTCCTTTTTTTGGGCCTCAGTGCTAAGT